TCTTGGGTGCATTAGAAACTTTCTTCTTCATACCTGGCTTTGACTTAACTAGTTTGTCGTACATCATAGCCTTGTGAATAGTAAGGACTTGGCGAGAGTCATAGACTTGGGATAATTCCTCATCTGTGAATCCTACCGATTTGCCATAAGCACGAATGTCATTTCTGATTTGTTCGCCTTTGACTTTGTCTGAAAACTCTGGCAAGGATTGTGCTAGTTTTTGTGATTCTTGTTCTACAACTTTTTGCATTTGTGCTGACCTATCCGCTTGTTGCTGTTGAGCAATGCGTTGTTGTTCAGCTTGCACTAGCTGTAGTTGTTCTTTCTTCTCGGTCATTTCTGCGACCTTAACTGCATATCCTATTGGGTCGTTCTCTTTCATTGCAGCTAAATCTTCTGGTCGGTCATTACTACCAACCAAAAATTGTTGTACTGCCTGCAATTTTTGTGAATACTCATCCCTAACTTGTCTAGCTTCAATAATAGCTTTAGCTTCAGTTTCAATAACCTTACGCTGTTCAGCTATTTCTTGAGTCTTTTTAGTATAGTCAGAGCCAAGTTGATAAGATTTCTTAAGTTCATCAAGGGTAACTTGTTTTTCTTCACCAGCCGCTTTGACTGTGAAAGTCTGTTCTTCCTCAACTTCTTCTTCGTCCTCAATCTCGGAGTCATCTTCTTCTTCAGTATCATCTTCAGCCTCTTCAACTTCTTCAGCTTCTTCTTCAACCTCCTCTTCTGATTCCTCTACTTCTTCTACTTCTGTATTCTCTACAGCTTCTGGTTGCTCGTTGGAGTCCTCACTTGCAGATAACATACCTTCTATAGCAGAAGTTGCATCTGATATTGTTAGTTCTCCACTTCCCTCTTGGGGAGTCATGGCTTCTTCACTCATTGTGTTTCCTTAATTTCCTCTAGGGGAGGATACCCATTAAAGGCAATTGCCTATAATATCTTCCATGCTCTGTCTTTAATCTCATCGTCTTTTGCAATGGATTTAAAACGGTTCATGATTTCGTTGATAACTTTAATCCTGACGTAAGCATCCTCTCGGACTTTTTGTTGGTCAGAATCAGAGTTAATAATTAGTTCGGTTAGTTCGTTTTGCATCTCTTGCATTTCGTCATTCAGTTCTTGACTTTGCAAAAGGTTTCTAAAAGCTTCTGATTTGGTCATTACATACCTGCAATTTTATTAATCTTATCTAAAGCGTTTATGAGCTCTTTAGATTGAGTTATGTCATTTTTCTGGTTATCATTCTGTGCTTTCTGCATTAGCTGCATTTCTTTCATAGCCATGTCTGCTTCAAACTGTGCTTGTTTTTGTTGCAGCTCAAGCATTTCTTTTTGCACTTTAAGTTCTAACTGTTGTTTCTCTAATTCTAGTTCAGCCATTTTGGCTTGCATTTGCATCTGTGCTTTTTCTTGTTCTACTTGTGCAAGTATTTTAGCTGCTTCAGTATTAGGGTCAGTCTGTGGTTGTTGTGCTTGTTGTTGAGCTAATTGGTCAGACTCTTCTTGAGTAAGATTTTTTAAGAATCCAGACTCATCTTTAAATCCAGCCATGTTGACAAATTTAGCTAGGGTATCTCGGTATTGTTTAATACTTACTAGAGGATTACCTAGTCCATACTGTGTCAGCATCTGCTCTTGTTTATCAAGAATCATTTGCATAACAGCTAACTGCTCTGTTTTGCTACCAGTACCTAATCCTACATTAACCGTAAGGTTGTACTGTGTGGTCCACTCTCTAGGGTTCATTGGAACATAACTGTTGTTAATTTTAATGATGCGTTCTTTGTCTTGGTATTTACAAACTAACTGTAATATTCCCATCATTAAGGATGAAACGCCTGTTTCAGCAAAGATACGAGCTATAAGTTCTATCTTGCCACCTGCTGCATTTGACATAGCAGATACTGCTGTAGCAGTTACATTCTGTAATATGTTGGCATCAAGCCCTTGTGAAGCTTCTGATACGCCAGTTCGTTTAGCTTGAATAGTATCCAAATACTCAAGCATAGGAAATGATTGCCCTGCACTTGATTGCACTGATAACGGTACTAACGCATTAGGGTTTTTAATCCTTATTACGCCACCTGCTGTAGATGTAAGAAGGTCGTCAAGGTTGACTTGTCCTTCTACTGCACCTACTCGGTAGTTGTTAGTAAGGTAAAGGTTGTCTAGCATCTGTCTGGTAATAGTAGATTTAACCAGTTGCAAATCCATTGTCCTGTCAGCTAACGACTGACCAAAGAATTTATGAGGGATAGGTATTGGGCAAACACTATGAAACGGAACATAGTCACATTCTTCGTGCATCAATACCTTGTTGTCTGCGTAGCAAACTCTGTGTAGCTCGGCTATGCCATCCTCATCTAAATCAGTTTTTACATAACATTCATAATACTCAATCAACTCCATTGATTCATCATTAACGTCATTAGTGCTAAATGGTTCTTCACCGTTGCTGTAACGTGCAATTCTTTCTGGAGTAAAGTCTAGTGTGTCGCCAGTAGATAATGTTTCTACTACTTTAGGGTCGTAACCCATAGCAATTAATTCAGAGCGTGGAACTAAACTACGTTGAGCAACAAAGGTTGCATCGTCAATAGTTACTGCTCTTTTATCAATTAAAAACTCTTCTGGTGCAACTGATTCTATTTTAACTTTAGATGAATCTATGGTGCGTTTACATTTTACATTGTAATAAACATTAATAATGGGAGGTACTTCCATCATCATTGGCATACCCATTTCATCTACTACAGGCTGTCCAGTCATAGGGTCAACCATTGGCTGTGGGTCTTGCTCTATAATTTCTTCAACAGTATCTTGAGAAACAATTTCAACTTCTTCGTCTTGCATAATCATTGCAAGTTCATCTTCAGTTAGGTTTTGGTATTTCTCTTTAGTTGTATTTTTTTTGTCATCCCAATAAGCTTTTACTACGCCTACCTTTTGAAGCAGAGCATCTTTAAACCATGAGTTCATTATTTCAAAACCATCATTGTCTTTATTAAAAATGTGGTTTACATAAGCTGTTGCTTGTTCAGCCATCTCTGCATCGCCTTCATTTACTGGCTCAAAAACCACTGCGTTATTAGATTGGGTAAACACTTTCATAATTTGTGGCAATGCACCATCTACAGCTTCGGCAACTTCACCAGTTACAATTTGGCTACGCCCTTCAACTTCATTGCCATAGGGTTCTCTCATGTAATACTCTAAAGCCCTTTGTCGTTCAAGAGATGTGTCGGTAGAAATGTATCCTAGCGAATCATCAATATGCGACCCAATAAGATTAACTAATGTTAAGTTATCGTCTGAATCAATATCAAAGTCTTTATATTTATCTTTCATTTATACTATCCATTGTTTATTAATCTCAAGTGGTTTGCTCCATCCGTCATCTCGTTCATCTAATCCGATAGCTAAATATCTAAAGCTATCTGCACAATGAGAGGTAAAGTCATGGACAGGTTTGTCAAAGAATACGTCACGCTTTTCGTCATATGCTCTGCGATAGTTCCGTAATAAATCAACTGCATCTTTTACTTTGGTATCAAACCAGCAACGGGGAAGTATTCTACGCACCGCCTGGATGCCATCATCTATTCCAAGTTTAGCAACTACCCTACAATTTAACCCTGATTCTTGTAATACCTCTAGCCTTGACTTTCCAGTACCTAGCTCCCTTACTTGAATGTCATGTGGCAGCAGCATTTCTGCTGTGTCATATCGTTTATCTCTTAACCAGTTAATATAGTAATCCAGCCCTTGACCATGATTTTCCATGTAGTCAATGATGTGAATTTCTTGTCCTATAATCTGTGCAACAAATATTGCGGTAGAATCTCCCATGCCTAAATCCCAAGAGCAAAAGGTTTTAGCTATGTCATCTTTTAGCACGTCACATATCTGACTTTTAAACTCTAGGTCGTTAATGATAGTTCCGTAATAAGCACCTTCAACTGGAGTGTGAAAGTTTACTTCAAACTCTTGTGAGTATTTATCCTCACCCATTTCTTTTTTGGCTGCATCTAATTCATCCTGGTCTACTAATCCAGTTTCACTAGCTTTAAACTCTAGCAGCTTCCATCCGTCTTTACCTGGCTTTGCTTTATCTCGTAATGTAGCAAAATGGTTTTTGCCTTTAGGAGTACCAATAAACATTACCCAACCTTTTCTGTCGGCAATTGCTGGTCGTATAATCTCACTAAACAAACTGGGGTTAATCTGTGCGTATTCGTCAATCACTACGCCATCTAGGTATATACCTCGTAGTGCATCAATGTTATCTGCACCATATAAACTTATTCGTCTTCCGTCTAAAAAGTCAGACCTTAATTCTGCAATGTTATTTACTGCACCTAATGGTCTTGTATATTCTGTCAGCATATCCCAGCTGACCCTTTTACTTTGTGAGTATGTAGGGCTAATCAAAGCAAAGCGTGGATTCTTTAATTTACAATTTAGTGCACTGTGTATTAGCTGGTTAATTGCTCCAACTGTTTTACCCATTCTCCGATGGGCTACTACTACTACAAACCGATTTTCTCTTACAGCTTTGTGAATTTGTCTTTGAGGTTCTCTTGGTTCGTAGCTAGTATAGACTTTTTTAGTCGTTGTCATCAATTCCTGTAACAACTTGAATGATGAGTGGTTGGTCAGAGTCACCAGAGATTTTGCTCTCTTGCATAACTTTACCATCACTTCGGTCAAACACTTCTTTAATAGCAGATACATCTCCGTCTTCTGCTTTACGCAATAAAGCTTCTACTACTTTGTTAGCTCTTTGAGCTTCTTCTTGTATTAACCTGCGTTTAAGTGTTTCTCCTAGCAACCTATTGATTTTGCTAGAATGTTGGTTACCTTTATTTGCCTCTGAACTGCGTTTAGCAGCCAATTCTTTTATTTCATCTTTATCCATTGTTTAGCAACTCTCTTGCGAGGTCATTGCTCCGTAGTTATTTAAAAGCTTTTAGTAAAATTAAACATTAATCCTTTATCTTCTGGGTTCTTATATGCTGCTGCACTTGCTTGACCGCCAAACATATTAAGCAAAGCGTTTAATCCAAATTCAGCTCCCTGATTGCTATCAGTAATATTAGCACCAAAGTTC